AAACCCTTCATTTTCTGCTCCTGAATATTGATGCGATGAATTTGATTAGAACAGCCCACACGCCTACAGAGGGCTTCACAGGCTCGATTTTCAGGTCTTCCGGCGTCAATGTGATCTGATCGGATATATCGGGCCGTGTGGGCTTTGTGGGCGCATCGATCAGCTTGGACACCTGCACCCGTCTGCCTGCTGCCCATTGGACCTTTCCAGATGAATCCGCTGAATAGACATTGGCATAGCCACCGCTGGAATATTTGCCCTTGAAGAACAGGTCGCGCTCCTTCTCGCGCCGCGGTATAATCTCCGCGGGCTTTCGCCAGTTCATGAATGATTTTTTTGCCGCGGCTGGATTGCCTGCGTTGAAGTCTTTCACCCATGACGCCTTGTGAATCGCCCCGGTGTTGAAATCGAAGGAAACGGCAGCATCAAATTGCTTTTGCGTCAGCTTCTTCTTGAACGCTGCATTGACGCGCCTTTCATATTTGGCAACGTCCTTTGCAAACAAATCCATGATTTCGGCAATCGGACGGATAACACCCTTTTGCATGGTCTTTGGGTATGGTTCGCCGGCACCGGATGTGTGCCCGATTCCGAACGTCCAGACGCCCACACTATCGCGATATGGAGACGTGACAATGCCTTCATGAGAAGCGATTTCAATCAGCCCCTCACGGCTTGTTTTCATAGCCATGGTTTCACCTGTGATGTTGTGGGATCGCTCTCAGCGCTTTGTAATAGCCCGGTAGATCGGGCATTTCAACGGAAGTCTTTTGCCTGCATCCATGCCGTGTCGATCTCAGCGGCTGTGACATCCATGACAGGCGTGAGCAGGGCGAACAGCGCATTGTCGCGGTGATATGATGTAGCCTTACGAACCTTGGCTTTGGCGAAGGCATTAGCCGCTGCATCGGTAATGACTGAATCGATGGCCGCATCGATCTGGTCAACTGTAATGCCGATCAGTGACAGGATAGCTTCAAACTGTGCCGGGTTCAGCGGGTAGTCAATAGGGTCTGTGGATGGTGCGGGTATGTCTTCGAGGGTGTGGATCCACTTCGGTGAGCCGGAAATAAGCGTAACATCCTTTGCAGTGCTTCGCTTCCCATCCGGGATGGCGTCTGCATCAAGGATGGTGGCGAGTGAATAGCCGTCTGAGTTTGTCCAGCCTGCCTGAGCGGGAGACACCTTGTCGCCGTTCAATAGACTGACTGAGTTTCCCTCTCTCACCTTTGTGATTATTGTGTTGTCTTTGATAAGTGCGAGCATGTTGAAATCCTTTAAGAGAATGATACTGCCTGCATGATTTGGGCTGTTGGTGCAGATGCGTATGTGGCAGACACAGTGCGCCCAGTTTCCCCACCCGGCACAAGATCGAAACCGCCTGAATGATACCTGTTGGTCCCATCTCTGGCTTCGTCAAAGTCCTCTGTAACTCCAACCCATGTTGTAGTGATCGTCCCATCGCAGGCATCATACGCGATAACAAAACCGTTTGAAGGAACATTGATTGTTCCACTCAAAACAGCACCTGACAATGTAGTGTCCTGAAGGGTGGCGTGTGGGGTGGGTGAGGCCAAACCAGTGGCTCTCCAGCAAGCACAGCCGGCGCGGGCTTTGGAACCTGAAAAAGTAACGACAACATCTCCCGTTGTCCCGGTTGGGACGGCAGCAATGAAAAAACCCATATTGGCCTGACTATTAGAACCGTCCATCAATTCGGTAGCCGCCACACCGCCTATTGTCACGGTTGTGATTGTGGTATCACCAGCGGAGTCACCAGACACACCAGCAATTATATATCGGTCAGCAGCAGCAGCCCCCAATGCCACACCGGAGAATGTGTAAATGGTGGCGGAGTTTCCATCGACAGCCGAACTTTCAAAGGAAACAACAGCGGCGGCAGCGCCACCGCCGCCACTAAGTTGTGGCATAAATCCCGGAACACTCATTACTGCATAGCCTTCGTGGTTGAAGAAACGCCGCCATTGGTTTTAGTGATAAACACCTGAAAGAAGTCAGTATTGGTTGTGGTGAAGTCATCCCCATCGGACACATCAAAGCCGCTCAAGGTGATGGCCCCGGCACTACCGTTGTTGGTGATTTCTATGACGATTGTATAAGAGCCTGTGGCGGTTGGCGCTGCCAGTGTATGAGCGCCGCCATTGGTAGCGTGCTGAAAATTCCCGTTTGCGGGATCGGGAGTGAATGTGCCGCTGGATTTAGTCCCTGCAGAATAACTGGTTGCAGTGAAGCCCACCGTGAGGTCGTCTGATGTGTCGGCTTTCAACGTGTCTGCATCGTACCCCTGAACAGACACTCCAATATCTGCATCAACGACAATTGTTGCATCATACGCCAGAACGTCTGTTCCGATAGCAAGGCCAAGGGCTGTTCGTGCCGCACTCGCGCTTGTCGCACCCGTTCCGCCCGCCGTGACAGGCCGAGCCGCGTTCAAATCCGAGACAATATCAGCCGTGAATGAATTGAACTTGGACGATGAAACCGGATCGCCGGACACCGCTGCAGTGTTTGCCGCTTGCGTATAAACGCCTGAGCCGTCTCTTGGCATGTGATCACCTCTTGAATAGATTGATTGGTTTAGTTGGCCTGACGCAGCCTTGATGTCTTTTGGCTGTTTATCTGCTCTTGAATAGCTGAACTACTGCCCTGCATCAGGCCACGTATGATGGCCTGGGATGTTTCAGTGGAAATCTGGTTTTGCTGCACAGCGGTTGAAAGCATATTTCTAACAGCACTAGGGTTTGTTTCCATCAGCGCTTTGGCTATTTCGTCACGAACCTTTGAGTTTTTGCCCTTCATGGCGGAGCCGAGTATTTTGGCCCCACCCATTACCGCAGCGCCTGGCCTGCCGCTAAACAGGTTCGCAAACACGTTCCAATCAAGTGATGCCGCTGCCGCTGCATCATTGATATTTTGAGCAGTTGCAGAACCGCCAAGCGCTGCATGAGCGGTGTCAAACATAGTCTTTTCGCGGGCGATCCTCCTGCCCATTTTTGGACCTTGGCCTGGAGCCGCGAAAGCTGGAAACTCATGCTTTGTCTTTTCAGTCAGCAGCGTTCGAACTTTGTTCGTTGTCGGTGACGAAGACGCGTTTTGTATCTTTGCAATTTTGGGATCGACATAGCCAACGCGGAATGACTTCTTTTGTGCTGGTGTCAGCTTGTTGAATGCGGGGATTGAGTTATCAAACCGGACGCGGCCACTTTCAATTTTTGCACCGTCGTCAATCGCATCGATAACACGGCTTTGCGTCTTGAATGTATCATTTGCACGGCGGTAGCCTGGGCTAGACGCTTCTAGCGCTTCGTCCAGTTTGTCTGCCATTTTCTTTAATGTCGAGCCAAGCCTTCCTTTGCCCTTCTGGAAAGCATCGTTTGCAGCATCGCCAATATCCATCTTCAGGTTCAATGTTTGGTTGTAGTCTGTCAATACAGAACGCCCGTCTGTCATTCTTTTTCTATACCGGCTCAGAATATTTTCTATTCCATCACCCGCAATGTCGTCAGCAGGATCGGCTATCCTCTGAACACCAGGCCGAACAATATCATCGATATAGTCAATTGCGCCCTGCACATCGACAGCACCGCTACTGTTTCTTGATGCTGCATAATTTATGTCTGCAGCGGCCTTCCTTGCTGCTGTCAAGGCTGTCTGCCTTTGCAGCGCCGTATCGGGTGCGCCGAAACCTTCCGCAAGCGTGTTTGTAAGCCTTCCTGCTTGGCCTGTTTGGCGCTGGAGCAGTTTTTCAGTAATTTCTGAACGTGCTTCGCCTGGTTGCCTCATTATACCTGAAAGCTGGCGCTGCCCTGAATGTCCGAGCGCATCGACAGCAGCGTAATCAGGTTGGCCGTCGCGGCCTGCGCGAACCAAATCATCTGCCACGTCATCAACTGTCTTGCCCGACTGCCGGACTGTTTCGCCAAGCGCTCGCCGTACGGCAGATTTATTGCCAATACCAAAAAAGCCGCCTAAAGTTCTAGCCCCGTACCCAATACCTCTAGATATTGCTGGAGCAGCGGCACCTCCTAAAACGCCGACGCCTGTTCCGATTGCCGTCTGTTTGGGATCGAAGTCCGAGCGAATGGCACTATCAGGCAAAGCAATAGCGCCGCCGCTTAATGCCGACTTTGCGGTATTAGCCCAAAACCCACCCGGCGAAGCGCCCATTAACCCTGGCGCTGCTGCAACCAATGGTGCCGTTCCAGCCACACCACCAGCAATGTTAAGCCCGAATGTCGTTTTCGGGTTTTCCTGCCTGAATTGGCGCATGGCCTGCCTGCCGACTTCCTGCTGTACAGGGCCAGTCAATTTTCCAGCGTCCTCGACAAGCCCGCCGATGATCGGATACCCAGCAGCAAACTGAGCGCCACCAACTATTGATTGGCCGACCGGACCAGCAAACCGCTTTTTGGCGATAGCGCCTGCGTCCATCATCCGGCCAGAGTTTTCGTCATACACCATACCTTCCGGCGGTTGGCCATAGGGTAATGGGGCATCTTGCTGGGAAGATGTTGCCTGTGGCGCGAACGACGCTGCAATTTCCTCGACTGTCTTTTGTTGTTCTTCCGGGGAAAGGGACAGAAAGGCGTCGTCAACCTTGACCTTGCGGCCTTCGATTTCCAATGTGGGCATTAATCCACCACCTTCCATTGTACTTTGTTTTTCGTTTCGCCGACTGCTGGCGCTTCGTTTGCGCTGACCTCTGGGAATAGTGGATTTGCTTCAGACCATTTGCCTAGTTCTTGATAGAACCCGTTGTTGACCTGTCCATGCTTGTCAGCGTATTCACGCGCCATTTTGGCAACATCGATGCTTCGCTGTTCAATCCGCATCATGTAATCAATCAGCTTCAAGTTGCCTTCGCGTGTTTTGCCAATACCCGGGACACTAGCAACAAGGAATTCCCTGTCCTTGTCCGACATAGCCCCTGGCATTCCTGCGCCGTTGCTGGGACTGCGCATCATCAATGCCATCTGATTTCCTAGAGCATTAGCCATTTCTTCCGGCCCGACATCACCGACGTCCACACCAATAGCTTTCAACCCTCTTTTGATGGATAGCAATGTCTCCCCGCCCATGCCTGTGTAATCTGCTTTGGAAAGTGCTGATTTCAGTCCTTGCAATGTTGCCATTTTAGACCGCGCTGCCTGTTCGCCGTCCTGTATGGCAATATATTTTTCAGCAAGGTTCTGGTTCAGCTTTTTGGTGTAATCGTCATCTGCTTGCCCGACATTGACATTCGTATTGCTTGCACCTGCCGACTTCACAGCCGTCTGGAAGTCCAGATATGAACCTTCATAGCCATTCTGCTTTGCAAACTCATATTCGCGGATATCGTCGGTTTGCTTTGGCTGGCTGGCTTGATCAACTTCAATTTGAAGTTTGCGAAGTTCCAGCGCCTCTTTAGGGCTTTGCGGCTGCATGGCAGCAAGTTGCTGTTGCAGCATTGCGCCCAATACAGCCTTGTGGCCCGCAGGGAGGTACGGGTTGCTCAGTGCGTTGATAAGACGGGGATCAAGCCCACCGACGCCCTGCTGCCCCTGTCCCGGTGCTTGTGGCGCGGGAGGGAAATAGCTTTCGCCCTGCCCTGAAGACTGGCCGGGCTCCTGTGGGCGCGGAGGGAATGCACCTGCGGATGCGGGAGGTGGGCTGCCTTTGTTGCCCATCAGCGCGGCCAGAATTCCGATGTTTGGATCAGCGTTTGCAAGCTGCTGTGAGCCTGAGCTTTTGATAAGCGCCTGCAAGATGGCATCGCGGGGATTGCCGCCTTGATCGGGCTGCATGGCTTCGATGGGCATCAGGTTAGGATCGATGCCGCCTTGCGGTGCAACCGGGAGCGTGCCGCCCATTCTTGCATCAAGGTTTCCTGTCTGGATGTCAGCCGGAGGACTGCCGATTCTGCCTCCTTTGGTAGCACGGAGCGCATCCGCAATTGCAGCATTGTCACCGCCTGCAAGCATACCCGGAGGCACGTCATCAGCCGTCAGGTTTGATTGCCTTGGATCAGGCCGAGGTGTGGGAATTGGAATGCCGCCATTCATGGGCTGTTCGAATTGCCCCCCCATGCGTTCCACGATGTTCGGATCAGGCCGGGGTGTAGGCGTCGGAATGCCTGCGCTGCCAAGTGCCGGACGGTTCTGGATTGCCGATGCTAAATCATCGGAAGTAACGCCGTTGTACTGCCCTTGGTTCGGACGCGGTGTCGGGATGGGGATGCCACCACCGCCAGGCGCTGCACGGTTCTGTATTGCTGCGGCCAAGTCATCAGATGTAACACCGTGGTTACGTCCGAAATTAGGCCGAGGCGTGGGAATAGGCATCTCAGGAACAGGGCGGCGAGGGTTTGGCGTGGGAACGCGGTTATACCCAAGCTGTTCCTCAAGATTGTCACCCATGCCCTGCATCTGCCGGGTGATGACATTGCGCTCACCGGGTGTCATTGTTTGCGGATCGCGTGACGTCAGCCCTGAAAGCGTCGGGCCGCGTGCATTATCCCTTGCTGCTGGGAAATCAGCGTTCGGGAAATCTTCGCGGCGTTGTTCACCAATCTGGGATTCCATTGTGTCAGCAAGTTCACGCATCCGCTGTGTGGCAGCATTGCGTTCCTCGAAGCTCATTGCGCCCGGATCCATAGCCTGCAATTCCGGCAAAGTAGCCTGCTGAATGATGGCAATCAGGTTGTCGCCGCCGCCGACTTCCATAGCGTCTGCGGCAAACAATGCATCGCCCACGCCTGCATCGCCCATGCCTGCAACCATGTTTTTAGGCACGTCGTCGGCTGTCAGTCCTGCCTGTGGCCCGCCAAGTGTGGAATATTTGTTAACCCTGCGGATGCGGTGCTCTGGCGCTGGGCGCAAGAAATCAGTGACGATTGACTGTGCAGCGGATGCTGTGTCTGGTGACGATAGGATTTTGCTGAATGCAGCCTTTTCCGATCCCTGCCCTTCTACCATAAGGAAATCAAGTTGCGTGTCAGGATCAGACGCCGGTTTGCCCCGCGATTGAGCGAACCGCTCCAAAGCAACACGACGCGGCCCCGTCCACTGAGCAAAACCAAAACCACCACGCGAGCCGGGAACAGTCGGATTCGCTTCGTTGATACCGGGGTTAAGGCCGCTTTCGTCCTGGAAATTAGCCATGAAGCCGTCGGCAACATGCTCAGGAAGGCCGCGCTTAATCATGCCCTGACGGATATAATCGGCATCTGGTTTGATGTTACTCGCGCCCATATCGGTGGGCTGTGAAGCCGTTCCGCCCGATGCGGCACCGAAGCCACCAAAACCGCCATAGGCCGCTGTAGCGTCGTCTATGCCCTGCTGGCGATAGGTTCCCTCCTGCTTGTTGATACGATTGAGCGCAATCCGCCCGCCTATGGCGTTGCCGATAGCCGTCAGGCCTTCGCCGACGTTCTGCGGTGCCCTGCCGCTGCTTGCAGCCAGCATTGCTTCTGCGAGTTCGCGGCGCTTTTTCAGTGCCTCATATGAAAGGCCGGTGTCACCACCGAAGATGAAAGATTGAGCCATTATTTCTGCCCTCCGATACCGAATAGCGTACCGTAGTTGACTTGCCTCATGCCGTCCGGCCTGCGGGTAACGGCTTCAGGGTTTTTCTTCTCGGCTTCCTGCGCCATGACGCCGGTGTGTTTCGGCGCGTCGTCTGGCTCGCCCTTGTAGTGATATTCGTATAGTTTGTGGCCCTTCAGTTCGCCAACTTTTTCGATGTCTTTCTTGGCTCGTTTGTCTGAAAGTCCTATGACGCTTGCACCCAGCCCAAACAGGCCACCAAGCAGGTTCTGGCGCTGTGCCATCTCCTGCTGATAGTTGCCCATCTTTTGATTGTAATTGGTGTTGATAAGCCCTGCCGTGTCCGTTGTCGGGATATTCGGCATATTGCTGTTGATATAGCTGGGCTGGTTTACCTGAGAACCGGACAAAAGCGCCGTGATTTCGTTGATAGGCTGGTTACGTTCTGCCGTGATGCTGTTCTGAGCGTTGGAATACATATTTCCGTAGAGGTTATCCCGCGCATTCGATCGGTTGTCGCTGAATTCGGACATGCCACGGGTATATGCGTCGGAGCCTAGTTTGATGCCTTGGTTCGATAGCTGTGATTCATAATCTGACTGCTGCCGCCCCCACTGCTTGTCGAAGTCATCCATGTAATGCGTGTTTGCATAATTCTTGATATTCTCGGAAGACAGATCAATCGGCTGGGCCATGTAGTCATTGAGAAACCCGGACTGATTGTTTGCCAGCGTGCCAAGATTCAGCGACGCTCCGTCCGTCTGTTCCTTTATCGCCTGCTGCCCTGGCGATAGCGTCTGTGTGGCCGTAAACGTCGGGATGTCATAGGACTTGCCCGTGTATGGATCATCCCACGTATGCGATCCGGTTTGATCATATGTCAGGTTTCCGTCAGGCGTAACCTGATTGACATTTCCCAGAAACGCATTCGACACGGCTGTGCCGACATTGGTGGCAGTCGAAGCTGCGGATGTTTCCTTCGGATCTGGTGGAGTGGGAGCTTTTGGCTTGCCAATAATACACCTGCCTCTTGACTTTTTATGGGAAAACCCATTTTACAGTCAAATTCTTGAAAAAGGGTTCTGTTCGAATTTGTTGTTTTTCCAATCGTCATCAGTGAGCGTGTTGATTATCTCATCTTCATGACGGCCCCGCAATCGCGGGATGCGGTGGCTTTTGAAGCCGTACGGTTTCATAATTCTATTCAGGACTTTGCTGTTTGCGCTGGTGCGCATGACGACTAGCTGACAGCCTGCTTTATCGAAGCAATACGAAAACATCTCATGCAGCGTTCTGCGTGTCAGCCATCGTTTGTCTATCGATGCGCCGGACATTTCAATAACGCCGTTATCAGGTTGCCAATTGTGGAAGACGACAACAGCGACAAGGTTGCCTTTGCGGATCATTCCCATCGTCGTGAAACTGTCGAATGTCTTGCCTTGCCCCGGCCATATCTGGTTTGCGCACCATGCGCCCATCTTGAAGTTATCGTCTGGATTGCTTGCACCGCCCCAGACAATCTCCATCAAACCATAACCCCGCCGACCTCATACATCATCGTGAGCGATACAATGTTGATGTGAGGCGTAGGCGTCACGCCGGATGTGATTTGCACTTGAGGTGCGACAACGAACCCGGTTCTGCCGATCGACTGCCATTGCGTTTTTGTCTCGAGATCAACGCTTACGCTCCATATAGCCGTGTCCCACAATCCAACATCCCATGTGTCAGTTGTGTAATCGGCGATGGAACTGGGGACGGTTGGAAGCGATTCCGCATAGTTCGTGGAAATTGAAAGATTTGAATTCACATCAGAATCTGCGGTAAAGATTCCGCGCATTGATTTAACTGTCTTGTGAGCGCCGGTGTTTGCCAGATGGTCCCATGACCATACGCATGTTCCAGTGTATGGTGTCCCGTCGTCTGTGCCGCCGACTTCCATCTGCATGACTTTGCCGTCACTTGTGCCGAAATATCCTATTTGGTTGAATATTCCAAGGCATTGCGTATCCCACCCGGTATAACGGCACCATGCGCCCGTCTCGAGGTTGACAACAAAGCAATACGCCTCTGTCGAGCCATCGATCACGGGCAACGACACGACGGCCATATTGTTCGAAGGCCACTTGAGAACATCCCACGATTGCGAGCGCCTTGCACCTACTTCTGTTTTCCATTCCGGTTCGATTGCGCGGGTTATGGCTGCGAGTGACAATGCAGCGCTGTCTTTCTGGACTGCTGCGGTAATCGGCACCATTCCGTCCTCCGTGGCTATCACAAGGTCACCACCAGCCTTCAGCGTGGCATTCTTGCCCATAGGTGCGGTGATTTGATAAACGCCAACCTTGGCCCATGTTGATGCGCTTGCCGGGTTTGTGCCTTCATAAATTGCCACTTCGCCCGTTGTCGAGACAAAGACGCATTTATCGTCAAGGCCAGCGCCGCTGTCGAGTGACCACGTTCCGCCGAAAAGCAGCGAACCACCATTCTGGAATATGCCATTCAGCGAGAATGTGGATGCTGCACCGCCAATGGAATCCGTTCCCAGATACCACGTGTTCATGGTGCCGCTTTCAATGAAAAACAGCCGGTTGGCGAATAGCCAGACAAAGGAAAACGCGCTGGTATCAACGCCGGTAAGAGCCGCGACAACAGTCACCGCCCCTGATGGGATGTCAGCGTCCGCCGATCCGGTTGAAGAATCCGTTATGGTTTCATTGTCCTGGAACGTGCCGGCGATCAGCCGAACCCTGAGATTTCCCGTTGCACCGTTGTCCGTCAGCGTCAATATGGTTGCCGTCGCGCCGGATGTGCCGCCTGTTATCACAAGCCCTTCGGTGAAGGTGCCTGTTTCCGCGTCGTAGGCTATGTCAAGGATAGGCAGTCCGTTGACTGTGAAAAACTCTGTACCGTCGTATAATTGCGCTTCGTCTGTGCCGTTGACGGCATACATGTAATTTCCGCCGACAGTTGCAATCTGGGCTGTTGAGTATTCGCCCGATGTCTGGCCGGTGACTGAAGCCGTCGGGATAGCGTCCGCGTCGGCAACTGTGCTTATATCAAAGATGTTGTTTTCGTCAGCGGCGAAAAACTGCTGTGCCGCTGAACTGATATAGTGCATTAGCGTCAAAGTGCGGCCTGTCGATACCGTGGCATATTTCCTAGACCCACCGCGCAGCCGAACATCCTTCGTCGTCGGGAAGAAGTTGTCCAGCGTATAAGCGCCGCCCTTGCTGGATGCTGCAAGGTTCTCGTTTCGAATCCAGCCACGAACAGGCGGAACGAACGTCGCCACTCTGGAATCTGCCCGGGCAGGCTGCGGGACAGGTGTGCGTCGAAAGCCGGTTCTCATGCGGTTATATTCTGCGGGTATGCGGTTGTGATGCCTTTAGGCATTCTGATTGTGCCGATGCGTATCATGCGAGCGCCCTTGTCATGGGTGATCAGGCTTTCCTTGCGGGATTCGTAAGATTCCATGTCCTCCTGATACGGAAGGCCCTTGTTGGCCCGCCATTGCCAGATAATGCCATGCCGCAGCAATGTTTCATCAAGCCTGAATGTGTCTGTGTCAGCCGTGAACGATGTTTTGTTGTCACCAGCGGCAGGCGCGACAATCAGATTTGAAATATAGTAGAATTTGGCTGTTACCGCGCTGGCAAGGGCTGGCTTGATGTGGAACTGATCGCCGTAGATCGTCCATGCGTTGACCACGAAGTCAAACGACTGCACATCGAGGCCCAGCCAGTGATCAGTGTCGGAGATCGGCGAAAGCGGCGTTTCCAGAGACGAAGACCAGACTTGCGCCTTTTTCAGCATCCGGTTATAGCCTGTCGGGAATGCAAAATCCTCTGTCGTGCCGTCACCCGTGAAGGTTGCAAGCGTTTTCAGTGTCTGCCAGTCATAGGACTGCATGATTCTTTCCGCCATGTCGTTGGCCGTTCCAACCAGTTCAATGTGTTCGCGGTCTGTGGATGCGAGAACAGCCGTCGGCACGTCGAGGCCAATAACCTTGCAGGCTTCCTGCATGACGGAAAGAATTGTCATTTATGCGGCCTCTTTTTGCTTTGCGAGTTTTGCGTTGAGTGCATCGGCTTTGGCAACAACCGTTTCATGCGAGCATTTATGGTGTGGCCGTTCGCCGCCCATGTCCACAATCCAGTTGCAGATGTCTTCATCCGCCCACATTTGAAACTGCGAATCCGCTGTGTTCTTTGGCGGTTCCTGCTCTTTGGCAGGTGTCCCGGATAGCGCCGCCATCTGGGCTTGCAGGGCTTCCATCTGCTTTTTGAGTGCGTCGTTCTCACCAGCAATCTTGCTGAAGTCGTTTGCGCCCGATGCACCGTCAAGCCATGCCTGAGCCTTGTTCTTCAGGTCGCGGCCACCCATGCCAAGGCGGTTGAGGTTTGCGCCGTCCAGCCCTGCCAGAGCTTCCGCTGTGTGGATTTCAAGCGCGGCAAGTTCCTTGGCTTTCGATACGCCAATAAACGGCAGTTCGGAAAGCGGCGTTCCGGTTCCTTTGAAGTCGATACCCTTCTTGAATGCCGCATATGGGCCTTCATGCAGTTCGGCATAAGTCACGCGCCGGTTTGTATGCGGATCTCGGACCGAGCTTGCGCCGTGCGCCAGGCCAGTGAATGTTGATTTCGGATCGCCTGCGGCCTGAATTTTTACCATTTCCACATCTTCATAGATTGGGCGTCCTTCTTCTTCTGAAAGGCGTTTGTTTTGCACACTGTCCATGTAGAACACCACATGCAGATGTTTGAAGTCCATTTCCATTTTATTGTCCTGTCTGAGAGGTTGCGGGGTGATAGGGGCGACCGTTAAGCCGCCCCCGTCATTTATGCCGCTGAAGCATCGTCCATGAACGGACGGCTGATTTCAAATTCAGCCAGCCCGGTTGATGGTGTGTCAACAGCAGATGCGCCCTTGGCGAGTTTCACGCGGTCGCCAGCGACAACAGCATCATCGATGCTGCCTGCCGTTGCAGTTGCGTAAACCAGAGCATTGTCAGCATAGGACGCAAGCGCCTTTCCGACGGCCTTGCCGGTGATGTGATACCAGCCCCAGGTTGATGCCACAGTGGCACCCATTGCGACAGCAACGGGGCCGATGGCATTGGCAGCGAGAAGTGCCGTCGAGCCATCATCCATATTGTAAGTCACCCAGCTATTCGCCGCCGTAGAGGCAACGCCTTTCAGATAGATGAACTCACCGGATCCATAAGTAGGATCAGTGGCCGTTACGATTGTCCCGACAGGGACAGCCGCAGCGGTATCTACGTCGCCGATTCGGGACTGCCCGAGACGGTTTTCAGTGATGACATAAGCCATGTTTTCAGCCCTCCTTACGAGCCAGGTGTGCTGTCATACATTTTGGCAGTATGAAGCGGGTTGTTGAGGGTGAGGTTTCCGTAAAAACCAATGTGCTGGACAATGGCGTCCTGGTTGACAGGGGCCTGTTTGCCGCCGAACTTCACGAAGTTACGGTCAGGATGATACCTGAATTTCAGCGCTTTGCTGTCGAGGAAGTAGGTTGTATTCGCGGGCATAGCCGAGCCAATACCGCCTTCAAGGACTACATCAATCGACTTGCCGCCACCGTAATATTTCAGGTTGGTGAAACCGAGCTTACCCATCTCGTTCTCGTCCTGAATACGCTGGATGCCGACCAAAGCCGCCGTGTATGCGATGTAATGCTCCTGAGAACACACAATGCAATCCGGGCCTTTGGTTCCGCGACTGCGCTCGATCATGATGTTATCGAAGATCGTTTTGACAGTCGAAGAAGTCACCTGAGTGATTCCGGTGAATGCGCTGTGGGCGTCGTATGTAGTTGTCGCCCATATTGCATTGGCACTCCGGTCAATACCGCCATAGGTATTGGTTGGAGTTGTCGGAATAGCCATCTGAAGCCCGCCGATCTGATTGGACGCAGTGCCATCAGAATGAAGGTCTTCAACGAAGCGATCAACCAGTTCGGTTTCGGCGGCGCTGATGTGTTCTTCCATGATATCCTTAAGCTGGCTTGCACCAGAGTTTTTCAGGATATCTTCGCCGCTCAATGTGACAGAAACCGCAGCCAGTTTGGCCGTGAATTCCGCATCGTTGAACAGTTCGGCAGGTGCCGGGTTGAGGTACTGATACCCGGAATAGCGGGTATATGAACCGGATTCATTGTAAAGAAGACGCTCACGGATGGTCGGTCCCGAAAAGGACTTAAAACCGTTCTTCTTCTTCATGAGATAAAGGATGGCGTTCGAGTTGGACACAAGGTCTGAATAGCCCTTGGAACGATCC